GAGGCAAGCATAGCACCACCTGATACCCCACTAGAAGCAAACCTTCCATAAGTTTCATCTAGCATATCAGTTAAAGCTATGTTAGCCTGGTTAGCATACGCCTGTACATTAGCTTCTAAAGAAGCTTGTATGTTAGCAGTAACTCCACCTGACATTAAATCTGTAATAACATTTTTTAAAGGGTCAGGCATCTTAGTATACACATCTTCTACATACTGAGTTATTTCTGGTAACTCTGGTAGCTGTGGTATATTACCATCTAGTATTGCTTGGTCTATTTGAGCTGCCGCTGCTTGTGCTTGACCTATTGGGTCAGAAGCTATGTTGCTACCAGCTTCTATTATTCCGGCTGCTGTTGGGGTTAAGGTTCCTTTGTCAAATCTTTCAAAGGCTCCTTTGTATCTCATTTGTTCTAAACTTGGAAGTAATGTTTTGGTTACTGCGTCTGCTTGACCTTGGGTTAGTGGATTAGTAGATGCTACACGTCCTTGTCCTTGTACATCTGTGTATGGACCTACTTGTTGTTTATAAGCTTCTGTCATACCATGTCCCATTAAAGCTCCAAAACCTTGCTGTCTAGCACTAGGTACATAGTTACCTACTTTTCTAGATACTAAATCTCCTACTGCATCTCCAGCTCCTCCTGGTGTACCTGCTGTGGGTACTGTAGCACTAGGTGTCTGGTCCGTTAAATACCCTCCTGTCATACTAGACCCTGGTAATATTGCTTCAAGAAGCAAATTACTAGCGTGTCTCTGCGTAGCTGACTGGCCACTAACTCCAGCTGAACTACTTTTTCCAAATCCAAATCCCATTATAAAACCTCCAAGATGTTATCCACATCCGTTAAATATACTTTCTGATATGGTTTTAACTTTAGATATCTCTCTATCCAATTAGTTACTTTTATATCAGCTATTAATTCTATCTTTTTATATCCTTCTGTTTTTACCCATGTAGCGATATATCTACATGCTTCTTTAAATTGATTTCTAAATTGTGGCTTAATCCATACTATATGAATTGAGCATACTTCTGTAGTATTAGTATACACAAATATACCTATAGGTTTACCACCTACCCATATGTTTTCACTAGTTGCATTTCTAGCAAACTGTTCAAATTCAAATGGAGGTCCAACCTCTTCTTGATATTCTTTTATCCAGTTTGACACTCACAATCTCCGTCACACTTACATGTAACAAGTTCTTGTAGCAAAGCTATTTGACCTGCTAAATAAGATACTTGTCCTTTGAGTTTTTCAAACTCTATAAGTTTACTTTGTAGTGTTTCTTTATTTTGTTCTTGACTTTTACATTCACATTTACTCATGCTCTTAACTCCACTGCGGTAGCACTGCCAGTTACTGTTACTGCTTTAGCAAAAGTACCTGCACCTGCACTACCTGTTCTATATTTTTCTATTTGTGCTGTACACACATATATTGTGTCAGCTGGTGATGCTAAACTACCGTTACTATCAGCATCAAAGATAGACATACTAGCTCCAGTATTATAATTAGTAGTTACGGTTGCTAAACCTCCAGCACGTAAATACTGAGTGCCCAATAATGTACCAGTAGAACTACCTCGTCTAATTCTTAATGCTACATTAAATGCTTCTAAATCTTTAGTAGTAGCTGACCCACCATCATTATCAGTTACATAAAATGTAGGAGTAAAAAATACTAATACATCTCTACCTACAGTTTCTAAAGTTATACTAGCTATAGCTAATTCACCTGATGTAACTTCAATTAAATCTGTAGCACTTAGTGTCATGCTTGCACTACTAAAACTTGCTGTAGCTCGTCCACATACATGACCTTCTGTTATATTACCTGTAGTTATAATAGTTCCATTTACTGCAAGTGTAGAATTATCCCAAGTTATATTGCTACCACCTGAAGGTCCAAATCTAAACTGACCGTCATTAGCTATGTCTACTACATGTGTACCACTAGAATTATATCCATTAATACCATCCGTAGTTAGGTTAACTCTAGCTCCACTAGCCGCAGTTTGTATAGTACCACCAGTTAGTGTACCTGCAGTGCATGAACCTAAGTCAGCATTTACGGAGGACAGATTGCTTACGTTTATCTCAGTAGCAGTAACAGAATTAGCTGCCATTTGGTCTACTGTAATTGTATCTGCTGCAATCTGTGTAGCAGTTACTGTGTTAGCTGAGATGATACCTCCGTCTAAGAATGTAGTAGCTCCTGTTTGAAACTTAATGGCTCCACTAGAATCTACAACCTTTAAACCATAATCAGTAGTAGTACTAGATAACTTTCCTAAAAATATTCTAGTTACTGGTGTACCCTGATTATCATCTATTTTAATTAAATTATTATTACCATCTATAGTAATTTTACTTTCAGCTCCCACATATAAGTTTTGTGTAAACTGTGTATTATTTGTTATCTTATCTGCATCTAAAGATATAACCTGGTCAGTAGTGATTAGAAATCCTTGTTGTACAGCTGACATAAAATCTAATAAAGCTGCATACTGTGTCTTATGATATTGAGGTAATTTTACTGTTACATAATCTAGTACTTCCCCTTGATTAAAAATAGGTGGGGGTGGTAATACTATATCATCAAACTTGTAATCAGCTACGCCCATTAACTATCTCCACCTGATTCCATATCTATTATAAATTCTGATACACTTGTAAAGTTTGCAGCTTTAACTGTTGTGTACCTACCATACTCATTAAAGTCAGCTCGTGGTACTTTACCATCTGTATCTGTAATAGTCTGTCCTACATACGTAGGACTATCTGTACCTAAGTCTGCAGTACCTATAGATAAAGTAGTACTAGCTGGTGTTGCATCTGTTTGTATTCTATTAACTTGTACATAATCTGTTGGTGCACTTTCTTGGCCTGGACTAGCTATTACACCCTGACCCATAGCTCCTTGATAAGCTTTGGTTGCTATAGTAGTAGTGATAGCTGCAGATATGTCTGTACCTGATGTATCTCTTTGATGTACTCTACCACTTGCTGCACCATAATACACTTCTGGTACAGCTACAGTTCTATGTCTATAAAAACCTGAGTAAGCTGATTGAGTTGATTGACTCCAACAATTGTATTGATAGTTCCATATAAGAACTGCGTTAGGTATTTCTGAACTACCTGTAGGGTAGTGTATATTTACTTCTCTGTTTTTAAAATCTGTCCAAAGATATATGTTATCTTTATATGTATAATTTAAGTTATCAAATAATTCATTAACTACTGTTTTATCTGCTATAGGTTCTACTGTTGCACCATTAAATATATATATACCATCATTACTTACAAACACATGAGCATTAGGTACATCTGTAACAGCTTTAGGTCCTATGATACCTACCTGTTGTCTAGCTTTAGGCACAAAGAATAACGGACTACCTTGGTCTTGTAGTGTGTTAATAGAATCACTTTTGTATACTGCTATAAAGTTATGACCTAGTTTTTTAGCTGCTACTATAGGAGTACCAGAGTAATCTAAGTCTGCATAATTAAGAGGAGCTATCTTGTCATAGTCAGCTACGTCTGTCCACAGTATTCTAAAAGGAACAGTTCCATCTGTACCATCTGTTACATTAAAAAATAATAACCTAGAGTTAAATGCTAATACAATCTTTGCCAATGTTAAGTTTCTACCACTACTACCTGTATCCCAAGATACTGCACTAAAGTTTCCAGTACTAGATTTAGCTGGAGCATTCTTATTATCTACTCTGTATATTTCATTATTTATTTCTGCAAAGAATACTTTGTCAGTACTTGCTCTAGTTACCCCTTCTGTTATTAAACTTGTATATGAACTACCATTCCAACTATATATTCTAGCTTCGGTAGCTACTAGTCTACGTACTGCACCATCATTTCTTATTTGGTCAGTTACTTCTATTACATCAGATGTTTCTGTTGTAGCTGCTAGCTGGGCATAACCATCACGTTTTTGCCATTTACCTCCACGGTATACTATATTACTAGCTACAGATAATTGATTATCTTCTATTAAATGTGGTGGTTTAGATAAGTTTAAGCCACCTGATAAATCTTTTATAAACCGCTTCATAAACTACCCTCATCACTTACTTCAGTAAAATCACTACTACTTGGTACACTTACTGCCGCAAAGTCTGTGCCACTAGGAGTAGTTACTGCACTCCAGTCTAAGTGGACTACCAATGCGTTACCTACTTGGTCTGCTACTGCAAAGTCTCTAT